AATTCTTGTGTATATGCGTGGTATCCCAACGTTGGAGCAGTTAACAAAGAATTATTTAACATAGTTATTTTACTATGTCTAACCTTTTCTGCTTCTTGAATATCTGATTTTGAGTATATGGTATAAGTTTTACCGATTGCATCCCAAACAAGTGCAGAGGTTGGTCTAGTAAGTAACTCAGTACCGTTTGGGTCTACACTAGTAATAATTGTGTTATATGTAATACCATTAGTTACGGTAGATGCGATATCACCTACACGAACACCACTTGCTACAAAATCCTGAGACGTATCTACTACTTTAGTTGCACCCCCATTAGTACCTGTTGTGGACCCATTGATAACCAGGGGCTTAGTATAAATTAATACTTTATTGATTAAAGCATAGTCATCATTTGTTGTTGTCTGAGACGGCAAAAAATAATAAGGAAGGTTTAATCCGTCTTGAAGCAAAGGTTTTGTAACAGAAAACCAATCTAAAACCTCTTCAATACCTTTAGTGATATCAGCAAGACCCGATCCTGATTGTCGGGCATTTTCTTTTAATAATTGATAATTGTAAGAATAAAAATAATTTTCAAATAAATCTAACTGTGCTTGTTTAGCATATAAGTTAAAATCAGACGGAGAGATATATCCATAATTATTTTTATTCAGTACGGACATTACCGTTTGTCTAACTGAGTTTATCATCTGTAATACTTTTGTACAAAGATAAGTAAAAAAAAAAGACCTCTTCGTTTTGAAGAGGTCCTCTAATTAATCTTAAAAATTGTTTATCTAACTATCTAGTAGTGTTTCCAAATGCTTTAGAGGTTCTAGACCATCGTCACTTTGTAGAAACTGAACAGTTATGTTTAAGCCTTCTGAACCAAATGGGACATTAAGCATTTTTGTTTTATTTGTTGGTGTACTATACCATACTTCTGCTCCCTTTTTTCTGTAGCTTAAAAGTCCTGCATCAAAGAATCTTTGAACAGTTCCCATAATCTTCAATTCAGGGTCATTAACCACTTCTAAGAAGTCTTGAGGATTGTTTCGTGCATATACTAGTATATCACGTTTTAGTTCAGCAGTAGAGACCCTAGACGTATCTGTGTTGAATAACACCCTGGATACGTTTTCAAGTTGGTCTAGGCTTAACGATTTTGCTTCAACCATAGCATCTGCTTCAACCATTAAAATAGCTACTTCTGCTTCTGCATCTTTAGCCTCATCTACCTCTACGAATTTCTTACCGTAATAAGGGTGGTAGTGTAGAAAGGATTGTAAAATTTGGTTTTCCTTTGGTACATATAAAAATCCGTCCTCAAAGATAACAGGCTCTACAATAGCATTGCCATCTTGCTCATCTTCAAATGGAGATTTTTGATTTCTTGCATAACGAAGTGAACGGTTTACACCCGTGGTTTCATCGAAATACATTAAAGGAGATCTTTTGTTGTTTCTTGTTGGTAGCATAAAGGAAAGTGGTGCTACGGCTTTTGTTAACTTATATTGTTTGTCAACAAACTTTGATTTTACTTTTTTCATTATAATAAAAATTAGATTAGATTTAAAAAAAAGGGGGAAGGAATTAACCTTCCCCCATAAATTTTCTGCTTATTGTTGGAATAAGAAGAAGTTGTTTGCACCTAGAGTACATACTGCTCTTTCAGATAAGAAGTGAACCTCCATAGCATCTAAGCTAGAAGTCTCTGCTCCACCTGCTGAACCTGTAATCCAAGTCTTGTAACGTCTGTCTTCTGTTTCAGAAGCACGGTAACGAACGTGCAAGAATGGTCTCTTAGCATTTTTACCTAAGATTTGGTCATATACTGAAGTAGAACCTGCAGGAACTAAAAGTCCATTAACTCTACCTGATCCTGCACCTGTTGGTAAACCACCACGCATTGTTGGATCATTCAAATATTTCCAATCAGACTTATAGAAATCGTAACCTCTACGGAATCCTGTGAATCCTAAGTTCAAAGCCATATCTTTCTCATTGTCAAAAAGACCGTAAGAAACACCACCTGCTGCATTAGAAGATTGCTTAGACAACATATCGTCAATGTCGAAAGAGAAATCTCTATCTACAAATACTACGTTCTCTTCAATTGCACCTTGCTTATCTAAACGAGAAATGATTGTATCCCACTCTGCAAGAGTTGTTGGGTTACCACCACCATAAATGTTTCCTCTGTTCTCTACAACGTAGAAGATACCATCAGAACCTTTGTTACCTACATTAGCATCTACAACTTGTGTAGCTGCTCCTGATGCTGCACCTGCAGGTACTGCTTCAATCATTGCAGTCTCAAGATAATCGTCAAAACGCAATCTTGTTTCGTGCTCAGATTTCAAGTACCATAGGTATCCTGATGCTCCGTTTTCAGTAGTTACTTCTACCCATCCGATTTGTGCCATATCAGAACCTGATACTGCATACTTATCTTTGATGATGATAGGAGAGTTCTCGAAGATGAAATCATCAGCTTCTAAAGACTGAGCCATTCCTTCTGTTCCTTTTCTGAATTCAGAACCGTAAATAAATACAGTAAATTTAAGACCTGCTCCCGCTACAGGGATACCTCCGTTGTCGTAAAATGCAACATCAAAAGTTTTTAGAGCGTAGTCTACTGCAGTTACGATTGCCTTAGCAGAACCACCGCCTGCATTATCAGAAATCATTACAGTTTGTCCTACTCTAATTGCAATTGAATTAGATGCCGTGAAAGCAGGTACACCTGCATCACCTACTGTAAAAGTAGCTTCATTAGCATTAATTACTGCAGGAGTTGAGCAGTCTGTGTATTTAGTGTGTAGTCTTCCTTGTTCAGCCCATTTGATAAGGTCAGAATTAGAAGGCATTTCAGCACCTACCATTCTTAGGAAAGATGCGATTGTTCTATTACCGTAACGTTCGAATTCCTTTTCGTAAGTATCAGGTAGATACTGATTCAAGAAATCAAAGTTAGTAATGTAGTTTGACTTTAGAGGCACTCTCTGTGCACTCGGTTGTAAGTCAAAACCTGGGGTTGGGTTTACTGATCCAGCCATAATTTTTAAATTTTTTTGTTAATGTTAAATTATCTTCGTTTTTTAATCTTTAAACCTCGACCGTGGTCGTTGTCTAGAGATCGGATTTGCGTACCTGATTTTGTTGAACCTACTTCAGGAGCAGAACGAGTTGAAGACATATTAATGTTTTTCAACTTTTTCATTTGATCATCTGTTGCAACAGATTTTCCTTGCTCATAGAAGAACTTTGCAAACTTATCAGGATGCATTGCCATCGCTAGTGACTTGTGATATCCAACTGCATCTTCAACACTTCCGTCTTCACCTAAAAACCTTTTTATAAAGTTTCCTGGATCTGATTGAAGAGACTTCAATTCGTTGGCATCACCTGGCGAAAAATAAACTTTGTTGTCATCTAACGTAAACTCAAAACCTTTGAACTCACTAAACACCTTGTCTGTTCTTTCTGAAAAAACTTGCCTCATACGAGAACTCATTTCCTCTTGTGTCTTAGCTGCTGCTATATATTGCTTATACTCCTCCAACTCTTCTGCGTTCTCAGTAGGAATATTGTCCCTTCTCGACTCAAGAGGGATTTTATATTTTTCCTGCTGATTGGCAAAATACTCTTTAGCTTTTGCAATAGTTTTCTTCTTTGCTAATTTAGTCTTTCTAATATGAACATCATCATCAAGATCTTCGTCATAGATATAGTCTTGTAACAAGTCTTCTATATCGTCCGCATCCAATCCTTTTTCAGTTGCCGTTAGATAGTCTTTTAGCAAATCATCAGGAGACATTTCATCATAGTCTTTTTGTAGTTCTACAAAATCTTTGATTCCACGCCCTGTTTCTTTTTTATAATTAAAATAGGCAGCTACATCTTCGGGAAGTTTTTCTGTTTCTTCCCTAGCTTGAGATAAATCATCTAATGAGTTTATCTCCCTGCCATATCTGTTTCCAATAAATTTAAGAACGTCTTCTTCAGTTAACTCTTTTGGAGTCTCCTCGATAATATCTTTTGTTTCGACAGGGGTTTCAATCCCTGGTTCGATTTTTTCTGTTTCTTCACTAACATTGTTTAAACTCTGTTCGTGTTTTTCTAGTAATTCTTGCTCAACTTGTTGTACAGACTTCTCTCCTACAGAGTCGTCAGCCAACTTTACTTCTTTAAATTCCATATTGTATTTAGATTAGATTTATATTTTATACAAAGTTACACTAAAAATGTTAATGTTTTAGACAACTACCTTGGGTTAAACTCTGCAAAATCAAAGCCATCTAAGCTATCTTCATTTGACTCAAAGTTAATTGGAGGTAAGTTGTTTTTTCTTTGTTGTATTAGTTTTGATTGCTGAGTGTTTTGAATACCTATTCTCTCAGCTTTAGCATCTTCCTTCTGCTTATCTACTTTAGTTTTTGCTTCAACGTCAACTCCTCTAAGTTGCATATTAAGGTTAAACTCTTCCTGCATCAACTGAGACTTATACATTGCCTCGTTCTTCATCTTCTCAATTTCAAACATAACATCTGCCTGGCGATATTCAATTTTCGCCTTAGTCTCCATTTGAATTTTTTGTACTGCCATTTGAGCAGCCATTTCTTGAGACTGTTGTTGAGCCTGAGCCTGTGCTTGTTGTTGAGCCATTGCTTGTTTTTGCTCCTGTTCTTGTTTAGAAATTCTCTTCATTTTAAGAAGTTGATTTGCTAATTTCAAGTTTCTAATTTCTCTAATGTCAATAGCATCTTCAAGATTAATATCTCCTTTAGATAGAGCCATCTGAATATTCTGTTCAAGCATTGCTTTCTGCTCTTCATCAGGAGACAACTCAATGAATATACCAAAGTCATAAATATATAGATCAGCAATGTCTCCTAAAATAGAAACATTATACTTACCTATTTGATTTATAAACTGTTCTTTAAACTCAGAATACTGCAGAATATCTGCAACTCTATATGTTATTGCTTCAGCAAGAGTTCTGTATATGTATAAACCACCGTCAAGAATATGTCTAGTGGCAACGTTTGAGTTTAAGGCTGCAAGCTTTTGAAGTCCAACTAATGAGTTGGCATCAGGCATACTAGCATCTCTTGCTTCATTAAGACCCGTTACTTGTCTTATTTGATTTAAGTAATGATTATAATTACCTAAAAGCATTTGTGTTTTAGAAGCCCCTGAACTTGACTGCAGTTCCTTTATAGGCATTCTTCCCTGGTTGTAGTCCCCGTCCTGAGTATAACTTCTTCCGATTACACTACCTGTTTGGAAATATAGTCTTAGAGCATCTTCAGGATTATAAGCATTACCTGTACCAAGGTCTACTTCATTTAAACCATCTGCATCAATAAACACCCCATCAGGTACTACTCTAGATATAACCTGTTGTAGTTTTAAGTGAGTGATCTGAATTAAATCAGCAAACGGAATCATTCTTCTAACTAAAGACTCAATAGCCCCTTTGTACATTCTAGGTGCTACGGCAACATAGTTTGGTATTGCGTACTGAGATGCTGACTGAGGTCTTACCATATTCTCCATCAACTTCCATTGAAGGATAATACTTGTACCCATTACCATAACCCCTTCATACCATACATCAATTGTCTTAGAAACCTTTTCAAATTTTCCTTCGTCTTGCATTGCTTCAGGGGGATTGAAGGAATCGTCCTTTTCAATCATACTGATGCTTCCGCTATCTTTTACTTTTTTCTTATAGACAACTTCTTTTGTTGTCTTATAATTGAAGTACATTAATGTAGCGGTATCTTTGTAAAATATATCGTTCTGAAAGTATTGAGCGGTATTGTAATAGTCATACCAACTTTGTGCGTAATTAGATATTTCTTCTAAGTCTTCTTTTGTTAGAGATTGATCTATCTTATACAGTTCTATAATTGGAACTGTTTTAATTTCGCCCCAATAAAAACAATCTTTAAAGTGTGGATCATCTGTATAGCTATATACTACATTAGCAGGGTCAACATAACTAATCTTCACACCATCTCCTTCCAGGAATTCGTGCTTTGCACAACTAATACCTATAACCGTTTGATCGTAATCTAATTGTTTTCTTATGTCGTTATACTTGTTTGCTTCAAACAAAGTACTTATTGCTTCTTCTTCGGCTATCTCAATAGCAGGCTTATAATTAAGCTGCATATATAATGATAGTTCTTCGTCTGTTGCGGGTAGTTCTTCAGGGTCTACAGAGAAAGGATCAAATCCTGTCTTTGCTTGTACGTTTTGTAGTAAGGGTTTTGCCAACATTTGACCTTCGATCATTTGTTGGTATTTGCTTCTTTTTGATTGAGACATTGCATCTTGAGCAAAAGCTTTAGGTACAAACTCTCTTTCCTGTAGTCCGTTAACAACGATGTCTACGAACTTAGGTAGAATAGGAACGGGTGTCCAATCCAGGTTTAGATATGACAAGTCACCATCAACGGCTAGTTCATTTTTATACTTAGCAACTGATTGCTCTCCTCTTGCGTATAAACGCAGCCTATGGAAGTCTCTCCATTGGTCATAATATCTACATCCGTTCCCATCTTTCTTAAACCACTCGTATTGAATAGCCTGTCCGATCTGTAATCCGAATTCATCTGTTGCTTTCTCAGCATCAGATACAAACTGACTTGGAAACCCTGCAGATGATATGTCAATTTTTACGTCTCTCATCTAATAATTTCGCTTATTGTACCCTTGTTACTATACCTTGCAAAGTTAATCTTTATTTTTGAAACATTTTGCTTAGGTACATACAGGTGTCTTTGTGTTGCCATTATAGCTAACCCTGATGAAATAGTTGCATCAAAGTTAGTTCTGTTACTAATATCAAACTTTGCCCAATCCTCTAGAGTTCTAGTAAATATACACTCTCCCATCTCTTCTGCAGATTTCATACCTATATGATTATCGATATAAGACTCTATAGCAGAAGCGTGTGATTGTTTTACATCTTCACTTGAGTTAGGAATACCCCCTAATTCTTTTTCAGTTTTAGACAATTTATTGTAATGCTTATCAGGTCTGTTCATACAGAAACCTCTATATCCTCTATTCTTAAAATGATACAATAATCTTGGCTTATTATTTTCTATTAAAATTGGCATACCATAAAACACACAAGCCATTAAAACATCTTCAAAAAATATCTCTGCCGTTTGTGGTCTTGCTATGTATTCTAAAAAGAATGTATTCGTAGGTGCGTTGTCCATATGAAACATAGTCTTGCCGTGGAGTGCACCGTTAGATCCACCTCCCCCAACTACTCCTGATATATCATAACTATCACAACCAAATGCACCTATATGATCGTTGCCAGGAAACTTGACTCCATTTTTTACTAATACTCTATTCTGTAATGCTTTTTCAGGAGTCCATCCTATATAAAACCTTCCTCTATCGTTAGGAGTAAAAATAACTTCACTATCCTTTATACCATTCTTCCAGGACATACTTCCTCTTGTGAGGTGGTGTGCCATTATAAGAGAATCATTATAGTCTATTTGCTGATATATCTTTGTAAGATTAAATATAGACTGCTTACTTTCATCTCTAAATGCGTGAGACTCAGTTCTTGGAAATTGACGGTAATATTCATTTAAAGCATCGGCATCATTCTTTAAAGAATCTACTTCGTTTTGCCAATAGTTTAGTGCACCCTGTTCAATCATTTCCCCATCAATACCCAATACGGGTAATTCAGGTGTTTCAAAAACAGGCATTCCATAACGATCAATGAATCCTTCCATATTCCATTCCATAGGAACGAAAAGTGAATATAGTCCGCTTTTAGTTTGACCATTTGAGTTTCTTTCAATTACATTAGAGTCGCTATATAAGTTTTTAAAATTACCACCCCCCTTGCTTAATGCATTTGAAGTTGATCCCATCATACATTTTCCTATAATCTTACTACCTAATCGCAAACAAGTTTTAGTAACACGCCAATTGTTTAAAATATTATTAGGCTTGATCCATTTTCCACTTTCATCGTGAACTAAAAGTAGTAGCTTTTCACCATCATAACTGTTGTCGTCTGTGTTCTTCCAATCTATTGTGGTATCTAGTCCATATAACTCATCGTCATTGGAATCAAACATATTTTTTTTTGTAATCTTAGATGCAGGAATCCTAAAAGCTAATTCAGTTTTAGGTTTATCCATACCATCCATAATGGGCTTAAAGAAAAAAGGTAGTCTACTATTAATAGGAACTACTTTATCTGTAAACATTTTCTTAGCATCACTACCTGTCTTTGATAAGATACCAACCCTGGAATCTTTAGCTAAAGTACCTGTGTTAACACATTCAGATGATGACATAAAAGAAAAACCTGAACGTCTGATCTTTAGGTAAATCATTCCAAAGCTTCTTTTATCCGCCTTACAGGCTTCCCAAAAAATAAATAACAAACGATTAGCTTCCCTGAAGTCGGGATATCCAACATCAATACTAGTCCATTGAAGATACATATAATGAGATCCTGTTATATATGTAGGTTTTCCGTTAGACATAAACCAATGCCCATCATCTCTTCTATCAAATTCAGTTTCAACATAGTCCACCCAACGCTGCTTAAATTCTGTAGCCATTTCATTCCATTTGAATATAGACTGAATTTTATCTAAAGCTTTAGGTATTTCTTGACGTTCCCAATATTGTTCTGTTGCCTTCTTGTGTCTTTGAACACAATGTTTTGGTGCTAAGGGTAAAGCAATACGAAGCCCTTGAATTATTATAACCTCACCTATCTCACCTGTTTTAGATATAACAATAAAGTCGTACTTAGAGTCGTAGCCATATGCCCAGGTCTTAGCCTTATTCTTGTTAGTTAAGACTGACTTGGGTACAACATCTTTTAGTGTTGTAAATAAACTACTGTGCTCTACGTTCTGCAAATCCTTGTTTTGTATCTGTTTTACTTGGACCATTGTCCAAACTATTTATAGCTTCTCTTTCTGATTCTATTCTGCTTAGTATTTCAAACGCATCGAATATCGCTAACTTCTTAGTAGCAGCAGCATTCTTTAATCTGTCTGCAGAGATGTCATCTTCGGGATCGTGTTTAATAATCTGCTCCTTCGCTACCTTGATCAGTTGCCTGACCGCCTCGTGACCTGCCTTGATTATTTCTAATTTTATTTCTTTTGTGTTCATTCTTAATACGTTTTACTTTTTTTATTGGATAGTTCTCTTCATTTAACTCATCCATAAAATCCCATTCACGACTATTCATCACTTATATTTTTTTTTAAAAAAACAACTTGAATCAATCTAGCATTAGTGTGGTGTCCGTAATTATCATATATATTTCTTGAATGGTATAAGTTTGAATTAAAAACAATAAGCCTATTAAACTTAGCTTTTAATATACAACTCTTATCACCTTCATAATAAAGTGTAGTTCCATCCTCTTCAGGAGGTTTTTCATTTAGAAACAATATGGCAGTTAAGTCACCCATCATTTCATCCGTATGAATAAAATTAGGTTCTTCTTGAAGCCAAGGTGAACATCTAACAAAGTTTAAGTCGGGTGTATAGTTAGGATACTTTTCAAATAAAAACTCTACTAACTCGTCTACACCCCTAGCCTTTACATTTTGGAATAAATCTTCACCAATTAAAATATCTTCAAAACCTTCTTTTAAGATATCTTCTTTATAGGACTTTACATCTACAATAACATTTTCATATAATCCTATATTCATAGCTTTATAGTTATTTGATGATCAAACATTCTATATATTTTTTCGCCATCTACTTCAAACTCATATTCACTACCAGGTTTAAAGGTAATCTTATCACCCGCTCTTACGCCTTTTGAAGTTAGGAAATCATTTGGATACTTCATTATACCAACTAATGGCTCTTCGCTAATTGGTTTATAAATATAAGAATCCTCTACATCTACAGGCAATACAAAACAATACCTGTCGTGTGAGTTCCATCCGTTTTTATTTTTATACAAATAAAATTGATCGTCCTCAACAAAAAACAAGTCGTCCTTAAAAAAGCTTTTACCGCTCCTTTGCTTACCTTTTATGTCGTTGTAATATTTGAAAACATTGTGGTGTACTAGAAGCGTATCACCAATACCAATGGGACCTTTGTAGTCTATTGGAAGTTGTATAACCTCAGCCTCTCTATTTGAGAACCTAAAGTCTTCTTGCGAGGTGCTAATAATTAAATCAATTCCTGCAACTTTTTTTGTGTTGTTATATCGCCTCCCCTTTAATGGTTTAACAATAAAACAGAATGGTGATTTCATAATTTAATTTACGAGCCACAACCAATACAGTCAATAGATGAGTCTGTAGGTTTTACTCCATTTAATTTCATTTGAATATTATGAATTTCATCAGCAATTGTCATTTGCTCTATGAAATCATCAGTATTTTTTTTATTCTGCTCAAGCAATATAATCTTCTCATTAAGAGTACTTCTTTCTCCTTCAGACATTTTTTAAAAATTTATGTTGTACTCTATAGAGATTGGCATTGTTGCGGTAAATTCTTTCCACAATAATATTTCATTACTTTTCTCAATATAAATAAGTACTGAGTTTCTTTCGTAATCGTGTTTTATTAAATGTATAATGTAACTACCACCCAAGATCTCTTGTCCTACAAGATAATGCATTGCACTTGACTTATAGTCAGGACCTATCGAAATCTTTCTGATATCCATAGTTATGCTTTAGTCCATATTTTTATTGAGAACATCCCATCGTCTATATCTGAAGATGAATCTGCACCCGTAGCTATATCAACAGTAGACAGTACTATTTTGTTAGCATTGTCAAATGATTCATAGAAGACTTGTGTTTTTGCACCTTTATCTCCACCGTTACCATTACAAAATATTAAAACGTCAGGAACTCCTATACTTGGGGTCATTGATATATCTATGGTTCCATTAACAACATCTCTTTGCCAAGAGAAGTTTCTTCCTGTAGTGTTTTCTAATACGTTTACATTTACAGTATTTGATATTGTTGAATATCTAGCCTCATAAAATGTGTAATTAATAGCACTTCCTGAACTAGGTAGCGTTACTGTTTTAACATTTACTGAAGTTGGATGCCCCGTTGCATCTTGCGTAACAGAATCTACTACTGTAAAAGTGCCACCTGCTGCAGGTGATACTGCAGAAACGGTATCTAATCTTACTGTGTTGTCGTGATTAATATCTAATTGTATGTCAGTTCCAACAAGTGCTACGCTTGTACTTATCTTATCTAGACCTCTAAACTGAACTTCTACTCCGTCTGTTACAGGTTCAATACCTGTACCATCACCAATTGTCCAACTAGACATTCCTAGGCTTGGGAAAAAAGTTAATACTCCTAAACCATTTATATACTGACCTGCTACTCCTTGAAAGTCTAATTCTAATCTAGGGGTAGTAGTAGAGTCAAATACTCTAAGAGATATTGCATCAGTAATTCCACCATTAACTACGGCTGAAAAGTCAGTAACTGTACCTCCTCCTCCTGGAATAGTAGCCCAGGAGTTATCGCCTCTTAAATATGTGGTAGCACTTGGCGTTCCTATAGCATTTAATGAAAAACTCAAGTCCCCTGTTGTGGTTATTGGGCTAGTCCCTGTTGCTGAAATAAATGATGTATTTGAAGAAGTTATTTCTTCCACAGTACCTGATGTAGTTGCGGGAAATGCTAGAAGAGTTCCATCTCCTCTTACATATTGTGACTTATCTCCTGTGAATGCAAAATTTAAAACCCCATTTGAGGTAATAGGTCCACCTGTGATTGTAATAGCATCACCGTTTATACCTGCATTTACGCTTGTTACACTTCCACCACCACCTACTGCGTAGTTTGATATGTTTAATACACCACCCGTTAATGTGGCAGCACCTTGATTACCTGTTGTTGTTAGTGAGTTTACTGAACCCCCAACTCCTGCGACATCAAGAAAAATTGAATTCCCAACTTCAGTAACAACCAATCCTCCTTTGCCTTGCAAATCAACAGAGCCTGTTACACTATTTACATCAGAAACACCACTTACGCCACCTGCATAATTAGGAATATTTAATACCCCACCTGTTAATGTGGCAGCACCTGAAGATCCTACAGTAGTTAATGAGTTAAAGTTTCCTGAGTTAGTTGTATCAAGAAAAATTGTACCTCCAATTTCAGTAACAACCAATCCTCCTTTGCCTTGTAAGTCAACAGAGCCTGTTATACTATTTATATCAGTAACCCCTGAACTTCCAACCGTGGAAGTATCTAAGAAAATATTGTTTCCAACTTGTGTAACAACAAGACCCCCTGTACCTGAAAGGGTAATAGCGGGTCCTGTTGCGGTATTAATAGAAGAAATCCCAACACCACCGCCACCAGGAACCAACGAAATAATATCGCCAATAGTATAGTTCATTGTAACATCTACGTTATCAACGTCTGTACCAATTAGTTTATCATTTACCGTAGGAGTCCCATCGATTGCGTATGTTGAAATTCTGCTCATTTATTCTGTTTTTTCTTCTTTGTCAATCTTTACAATACTACCCGTAGCAAGATCTATTTGAGAGTCATCTCCGTATTTTTCACTTAACTCTTTTTCAACTGCCTGATAGTCAGCTTTGACTTTATTGATTTGATCAATAATAGAACCTTTAGAAAGTTCAAGATCACCAAGCTGCATCTTTAATTGATTAAAAGCATTTAGCATAGATTGAATTGACTTCAATTCGTTCTCTGTAATTTTAGGGTTTTCCACTTCTGTGTTTTTTACTTTTTTCATTTTGATAAAATATTAGATTAAATTATATTGTTTAGCAAAGATAAACAAATCTTTTTGATACTAGCCGAAGCAAGGTCCTAATGAAGTCCAAGCTGATCCACTCCATATTCCCCAACTCTGATCGTTTGCATAAGCACCTGCGGGTGCGGCTTTTACACATTCTGATCCTATTTGATAAATAGAACTACTAAATGGATTTTTAGAATTACCTGCTACTTGAACATATTCTGCAAAACAAGCCTCTGATCCTGATCTATATTTTGCCGTATATTTCAGTTCGAACTCGTCACAAGTAGGAGCGGGTGTGCAGTCTTGATCATAGCCATACCACTCATTAAATGAATGTGGCGTTGATGTATTTGGATATGGGAGGCATTGAGTATTTAATGCAGGGAAGTTATTTGCTCCTCCACCATTAATTAAGTCGGTCATAAGAATCGAAAAACTTATAGTTCCCGACCCGTATGTTCCATACTTTCTTTCTTGTGCTAACCCTAGCATCGTTAATGTGCCGCTACCTGGAACCGCCATATTACTTAATTTGTTTTTTTAAATCCTCTACCTCTTTAGTAAGTTCTTTAATAGCTTCAATTAAGACTCCTACCATATTGCCATAAGCAACTGACTTGTACTCTTCACCATCTAATACAAGTTCAGGTAGAACTTTCTCAACTTCCTGTGCGATGACTCCTAAGCCACGTTCACCGTCCTTGTCAAAGCTAACACCTCTAAGAGCATTAACCTTCTCTAAAGCGTTAGGAATAGTCTCTACGTTTGATTTAAGCCTTTCATCAGAGTATGCAGTTAAGTTTCCTGTTGCAGTAAAGCTTCCTGTATAAGACCCCGACATAGAAACAGTAACACTACCCGATGCTCCTCCTCCTGTTAACCCATTGCCTGCAGTTACACCTGTAATATCTCCCGTGTTGGTTGTGTATCCTGCCCCGTTTGCAATAGTCTTGTTATCTAACGCAATGTTAGCTGAACCATCAAAGGAAACGCCTGCAATAGTTCTAGCAGTCTGTAATCGAGTTGCAGTTCCTGCATTACCGCTAACAGTTGTTTGCACAACATTAGGAGAGGTATTGCTAAATACAGTTCCTGTTAATGCTAATCCCGATCCTGCGGTATAGGTTGTGTTATTATCTGTTGTTTTGTAACCACTATCATTAGTCCATTGGCTAATATTTCCACCTTTATTTGTAAAGGTCTGACTATTGGAAGCAGTTGTTGTACCTGTATTAGTTGTGTAACCTCTTCCGTTAGATATTTGATTGTTGTTGGTTACGTTTGTTGCACCGTCAGCTACATTTAGTGCTAATCTTGCTGCTGCTGCAGTATAAGAACGACCATAACTATCACTTCCATTTGTACCCGTAAATAATTTCATTCCTGAAGCTATACCTGAAGTACTAAATGTCCCTGAACCATTGAAATATGATGCGTGTAAATAACCGTTTGAGGTTCTTTGTGCTATTGTGTTACTACTCTCGGATGCTGATACTGTACCTGTAACAGTTCCTGTGTTGGATGTGTATCCCGCACCGTTTGTAATGTTAGCGTTGTTCAATGCAATGTTAGCAGTACCATCAAAGGAAACGCCTGCAATAGTTCTTGCATTTTGTAATTTAGTTGCTGAACCTGCATTGCCGCTTACTGTTGTTTGCACAACATTAGGTGCTGCATTACTAAAGACTGTGCCTGTTAATGTTATACCCGAACCCGCAGAATAAGTTGTGTTGTTGTCTGTTGTCTTGTAACCACTATCATTAGTCCATTGAGAAATGTTACCCGACTTATTAGTAAATGTTTGAGTATTACTTGGAGTAGTAGTTCCTGTATTAGTGGTATATCCTGCACAATTAAGAAGCTGCTTATTGTCTGTAATTATATTCGTATTACTAAAGACCGTACCTGTTAAAGCCAACCCTGCTCCTGCACTATACGTTGTATTAACGTATGAGGTTATATAACCCGCACCATTGGTAATATTTTTATTGTCTAAAGATATATTGGCAGAGCCATCAAAAGAAACGCCCGCTATTGTTCTTGCGTTTTGTAAGACCGTTGCACTCCCTGCATTTCCTGTAATTGTAGTCTGAACAATATTAGGTGCAGCATTACTAAAGACCGTTCCTGTTAAAGTTATACCCGACCCTGCAGAATAAGTTGTATCAACATATGAGGTTATATACTTAGAATCATTAGTCCATTGGCTAATATTTCCGCCTTTGTTTGTAAACGTCTGTGCGTTGCTTGCAGTAGTTGTACCTGTATTAGTTGTATAACCTGCACCATTAGTTATGTTGCTATTGTTTAGCGTAATATTAGCAGTACCATTAAAAGATACTCCTGAAATTGTTCTAGCATTTAATAGCTTAGTTGCAGATCCTGCATTACCCGTTATTGTTGTTTGAACAATATTAGGTGCAGCATTACTAAAGACTGTACCTGTCAACGTTATACCTGATCCCGCAGAATAAGTTGTATCAACATATGAGGTTATATACTTAGAATCATTAGTCCATTGAGATATAGCACCACTTTTATTTGTAAAAGTCTCTGTGCTACTTGGAGTTGTAGTTCCTTGTGGTATACTAAATGATGTAGTTAAAGTACCACCATCTTGTTGTGTTAATGTTAAAGTCTTTGTTGAAGATCCACTATCAGAAAATCCTGTAATCATATTGTCATATGCAGAATTAGATTCTGTTGATCCACCACCACTCCAGGTTACTGCACCACCAACAGTTAAAGCATTTGTACTGCCATTAAATGTTAATCCTGCATCACTTGTTACATTAGTTGATCCATTCCAATATGCTACTCTTCCTGATGAACCACTACCTGTTACGTTTCCTACTTGAGTGTTATCTATTTTCTGCCAAGCATCTGTAGCCAGGTCAGAGAATACTGCCCAATCACCTACTGCCCAATCAGTAATACCATCTAAGTTTGTAGAACCTGCAGTAGAAACAATATAGTATTCACCTGGAG